GTGTATATGTAGCCATAATTAATACCCCCTTTGTACAATAGTGTTACAGCTTGAGCAACTCTTCATATATCTTGAATGAGTAGTGCAGTGAGTTGGTTTTGGCTTAGGCGGTACCACTAGTGGAACCTCTTTTTTACCAAATAATTTTTTAATAAATTTAAACATTATGATCTATCGTTTACGGGTCCACCGAAAACGAAAAAGCCTCCTCCTGTTGCTATACTACTTGCAGCGTTTACTAAAGTAAAACTAAAACTGTTACTTACGGGTAACGTTGAAGGTTCTCCTGCATAAGGAATAGTACTGTCAATTTTTGTAATAATATAGGATCCATAAATTTTTGCCCCTGAAGTATGAGCTACTGCTGTTGTTGAAACCGGAGTTTCTCCATAAGAAGGAGCCGCAGTTCCTCGAGTACAGCCTGTTAAAGTATGCGTGCTTCGGCCAGTATATTGAATGGTTTCACTAGTAATCTTTCCGTATTGTAAAGAAGCTGAGTCTGTATTTGTGGCTTCAATGACAATATATCCTGATGTAGGAAATTCGGAACCATCGGTTAATACAATAGAAGTATCTGTTGCAGTAATAGTTGTGGCTAAAGTTGTACTTAATTCAAAAGTGGAAACGGCCACCCCTCCTACAGGATCTTTAACTTGATAAAATCTAACCGCATCATTAGTAGATCGCTGGTGTCTATTCTGGTTTACAATAACGGTGGTTCCTATTTCAGTTGTAAATGGATTATCATTTAAGGGAGCCGGCGTAGCGAAAGCTACTCGTGATGGTCTTGCTCTTTGTAAAGCTTGAGGATCCGCACTTGTTGGTTTAGGTTGTAACTGAGGTTGTTTAGGTTCAAATTCTGAAAAATGAACCCACGCGCCATTCCATTCCCTTACCATTTCCAGATAAGGAAAAGCTAATCCAGATCTATCTGAAATAGCAAGTGCATGTTTACCTGAAGAAAATGTAGTCATAATTAAGCATTAGGATAATAAACCTTAGGTGCAATATAAGTACTTGTAATATCGCCATCTTCTTTTACGGCTCTAGCCAATTCATCCTCATAATAAAGTTTTAATTCTTGTGATCTTTGTGGCACATTTTTTTGTGATAAATAAAATGCTAGTCCTGCTGTCATACAAGGTGCAAATCGATAAGGCACATTACTTGCATTCGTGTAAGCTCCAGCGTCTTGAATTCTTCGTGAATAATATAAATTTAATTTATTTCCGTCCTGGGCTGCACCCGGAGTTAAATATAAAGTTAACGTTGTTCGATCAATAAATCTTTGAATAAAAAAAGAAGTAGGAATTCCTTTAGCACTTTTATTAGAATAACCCTGATACTGAGATCGACTTACCTCAGTCATAGGTGAATCAATACTCGTAGAAGTAATTCTATAATTACATTCTAAAATATTATCCATTCCAGTCGCATGTTGGGTAACTGCATCGCCGCTTGAATGTGTGGCTGCAGTCGTACCATTAGATCCACGCACAGCTCCTGTAAGATTCGCTGCGCCCGTTGCTGCAGATTTTCCTGTGTATCTAATCGTTTCAGAGTTAACAGTAATCGTTCCTCCTCCTTGATCAGCGCCAGGCATGTCTGTAACTTCTGTTAAAGGAATATCGGTAACCGCTGCATTAATTCCTGCAGATAAAGTCGTTGTTAATCCTTGAGACGCTCCATCGGCCGGGGATCGATAAGATGTATAAACATTCGTTCCCTCGACTAAAGTAAAACCTTGATTAGCTATTTCCCAATAATGAAGTCCTCTATTACTCCATTCAGAAAATAAAAGATTTAAAGATCGTTTAGCTGTTTTTAATTGATAACCAGAAACGTTTTGTAGACCAATTCTTTCGTAAGCTTCTTCTACGATCTCATCAATCGGAAGAGTCTTATCAAAAGTGTATGAGTGAGAAGTAGTGTTAGCCATGTAACCCTACCCGTCATAATATACTGTTACACCTGTAATATCAGCTGCAGTTAAATTTACGTATGCACCCGCATTAAACAGTACCCCATTATCAGGAATATAAGGATCTATAGAAGACACTGCGCCTGTTAAAGGAATCGTTAATAAAGTAGTTCCTGTTATGGAAGTATTCTTAAAAACTATATTTCCAGCAGAAGCTTTACTTGTACCTGTTATTCCTCTGATTCTCGTTCTTCCGGCAAATACAGTTCCAGTAAGTGCTCCTGTGCCCAATATTCCTGCTTGAATATCAGTTGCAATAGCTCCATCAGAAACAATACTCGTAACCGTTAAATATTTGTTGGCAGAACTTACAGCACCTGCATTAGGACCTGTAAGATCCTCTGTTTGAGCATCTCCATTTCCATCAGTCCCTGTAATCGTGAAAGTATTTCCACTATTATCCGCACTTGAAGTTAAAGTTATTGTTTCCGTAAGATTTCCGTAAGGTCCTCCATCAGCTATAACTAAAGTTGTAGCTGAACCTGATGCAGATACCTGATCAGCATCGACACCATCCGGTTCAAAAAATTTCGACTTTACGTCTGAAACGTTTGCCATAATTCTATTCTCCTAATTCTCTAAGCTCCCGAAGGAGCTTAGAATAATTTTTTTATTACAGTTCAGTAGCTGCTGTTCTCTCTTTGCCTGCAACTAAATAGTCAATAGACATAGTTTTTGCTACAGCTTCACCGTTTTGTATAGTGAATGATAAAGCAATTTCTTCATCATCAGGTGCATTTGTATTAACACTAGTGCCCGCTAACACGTTGTCTTTATAGATAGAGAATTTACGATCCTTTGTAGAATAATAATATCCAAGAGTAGTCCAAGTGTCATCAGCCATTGTGCCCGCTGAAGTAGTTGTTGCTGTACTGTCCTTGTTCACTACCAAACTTACAGTAGTTGAACCATCTGATTTCAGAAAGTAAATACCATCTGTAATCGCAGCAACGGGAGTTGTATCCGTAATATGAAGTCCTACTATCATATCGGCTTGTGTAGCATCGCTTACTTTAACTCTGCATTTAAAGAAAAAATCTTTAGATGCATCAAATAAATACGATTCATACACGGCTCCAGAGCCACCAGCCCACTGTAAAGAATCAAAGTCATTATCTCCAGCTGCGTTGGTTAAAAGAAGAACTCCTCCATCCGCACTTGTTAGTGCTTCAGTAGCAGATCCTGTACCAGCTTCAGTTGTAGTAATGACCCAATCTCCAGCAGTATATTTATCAAAATCAAGAGTTTGAGTATGAAACTTAATTGGATCAGGTAGTTTTAATTTACCACCAGAACCAGTAGCAGTCACATTTGTAACTCCTGATGTAAAGTGTGTTGTCATAATATCAGCGCCTCCTAGCGCCAGTCATTCTTCCTAAGCAAAGAATAACCAATTTATGCATTTATATACTTAGTAATTAATCTATACCCCAAATTTTCATTTGGCGCAAGGTATCCCTGTCTAAATGTATGATTTTTGATAGCGCTTAAGTGGCTATCGAAACTTCGGCCTGGGCGTCGTTTATTTTAGTTTGAAGAGTATCTGCTTCAAACTCTTTGGCAATGATCTCTTTAATAATATCCTGAATTTTTCTATTAATTTCAATCATTCGAATATTATGCTTCCCTGACTTCAGGTGCTCCTGTTGCCACTCTAGTTCCAAGGACCGTTTCGTAGTGTATAGGTCTTCGGTCATCACTAACCTCCTCATAGGTTATCCATTTACGATCTTTCCTCGTAAATCCATTAGATTCGAACTTTACCTCATTTTTTCCCAGCTTGTCAAGGATTGATTTTTCAATTCCTTCAGCTGTGTCTTCAGCTGAAATATTAAAATCAGCAGAATAACCGTAAGCAAGAATCTGTACTCGGAAGTTTTTCATAGGTAATTTCTGTCTTTATAGTCAAAATGGGGCGATTTTGAGGCCGCCCCATTAATTCTCTTTAAGTATTACGCACCTTCAACACCGTAAATACCTCTAGGGTCAGATACGCCAAAAACGTATCTTGCTCTAGCTTTGTATCTTACGTTGCCAGTGTCAAAGTCCCCTTCCATCTTAGTAGTAAGAGGAGCTCTGTCAAAATGTTTCATACCGTTAGGGACATCTGTAATAATGTACCAAGAATCACTATCTGTAAGGTAGTTGTTCACTCTATAACCTTGAGGAATCATACCCATAGATTTGACTGCATTGATATCATTATCAGCAGTTCCAACTCTACCTTGAGATTTCATCAATCTCTCAGCAGTGAACTGATTAGCAGATGGGACAATCATCTTCACACCTTTAGCAGCAATTTTTAAACCTCTTTCATCAGTTAGCGCAGCGATATCAATTAACGCTTGCTCTAATGAAGTTTCGTTTAAATCCGCTTGCGTAGTAAGAGTATTTGAAAATACTCCTGCTATCGTTGGGTGTGCAGTACTAAATAATGAAACATTATCGCCTGAATCATAGTTATCTGTAGTAGGTAACCCTTGAATCAGAGGAAATACTGATTTCACTTGTTTAGTGTTTGCCATCGATCTTGCTAATGCTTTTGTGTATCTAGAAGAAAGTTTGTCGTACAGGTTATCTTCAATAGCTTCCTCAGTGATTGCAAAAGCGAGAGCAATTGTCTCGTTAGTGTATCTTGCTGTGAAAGTTTCTTGCGCTTGATCAAAAGCAACTCCAGATCCTTCTGGTTTTACTAATGCGTTAGCGAAACCTGACAACATAACTTCTTCTTCAAAAGCTCTGTCAGATGACTCAGTCGTATAAATCTCCGCCGACTGATTTTCGTATTGTTTGTACTCCAGGCCAAATAGTGCATTTAAACCTGGTTCTAGTTCTTTAACTAGCTGATTACGTGATATTGCCATGTTTTATGCTCCTATTATATTCCAACTGCGTTCGGCGCTAGAATGTGACTACAAATCATTACTCTCCATACACTTCCGTCTACGGATACGTCCTGATTGTCAGGATCTCTAGATATTCCTAATAACTTCACCTGATTTACGATAGCGCCTGTGACAGTGCCGAATGTGAAACCCGAAATATAATTCGGTGCTCCAGAGCCTGCATTGTCTACGATTGGTGCAGTTCCTCCTGCATCAGCCTGCGTAGTGCTCGTCAGATTTGTCCGCATTTCAAACATTGTATATGGATCGTCATTGACGAGACAAGTCATGTCTGTTGCAGCATTATTAGGTGCCCAGTTGGACCATGTTGGCTTATTTGTAGAAGGATCAGTATAAAACGACCCGTTTAGTGAACCTAGTGCATTAATAACTCCAGCGCCTGCCGTACCTACGACAACGTATCCTGAAGCTGCTAATAAAACTAAGTCATGATGGTCGATTGCTGTTGTTGACGCAGCTTTCTTCCATTCACCTAAACCGGCGTTATGATCTCCCTGGTGTAC